TGTCGCCCGTAGAACTTGGCGGAGTTATTACTGTTCCCTTATAGGAGGAGTTGGACGACCAATCGGTGAGCCTAATAATACCCTCAGTATATGCAGACTCATTCTTTAAAATTGCTGTCCCATCAGAGCCTGCATCATGTGCAAACCGAAGTCTCACAAGCGTCTGAGCACCCTCCTTGGATGGGGACGAATAGGACACGTTGGTTTGACTGCCCGTTGCAAATCCCGTTGTGTCTGCAAGGGTAGTGAATGTATCCCATGTTTCTCCGCCATTGGTTGTTCTTTCGACTTCAAGAATTCCAGACCATGATCCCCCTGTGGACACAGACCAATTACAAAATGAAACGTCAAGTTCTTCTGATTTCACAACGCCAGTATCCAGATCCATTGTGACGCGGCGATTGCCAGACTTGAATATTGAGTAAGTAAGACCCTCAATTGAACTTGAGTGGTAAAATCTTACATAGTCTTTCGTGGGAGTAAAACTATCATTAAGATGCTTATCAAAGGTTGAGGCCGCAACGGTTGTCCATGCACCTACTCCCGTTGCCGATTCTTGAAGATAAGAAACTCCCCTGCCAAATTTCATATATCCATTAGCAAGAAATACATTTCCCGTTCCGATATACACAGCGGGGGATGCAGTACCATTTATACTGAGCCTTCCCTGTGAAACCCGCTTCTCCTCGGAGAGTGGGTGTCTTATGCGGAAATACGAATCGTCCTGCTCATTCGTGAATATATCATCAGATGCGTCCACATAAATAACATCATCAATATCAAAAGATACCGCATCAACCTCCATTAGTAACCACCACACCGACGCAAGGTCTGTTGCAAATACCGTGGAGGTTTGCCCATCTCCGGTGGCCGTGCATATATAATGCTGACCGGATTCGTATACAATATCGTTTTCGTAATAAACCGTACTTGTTGCCCAATCATCATGCCTAACTCGCGCATAAATATCGGTGTCCGTGTTCTCGTCAAGGAACGGCGGATACTCAAATTCAGTCTCAGCAATCGTAAAGGTCGGTGTGGTAGATGTACGGGAAAGCGTCTGTGTCGGGTGGTCTGGGTGGGCAAGGAACAGCAGGTCAAACCGCTGGTCGAATGAAATCTGGTCAACATCCGCTGCCGTATATGGAACCGTACCCGTTACATCAACATTGGTTCCATCGCTAGACCAAACCTTAATATACCCCTCACCAAACTCGCAGGCATACGAAGCCTCTGCCGAGAAGATGAAGGGGATTAGGCGGGCGGAAGTATCACCCTCGCTACCATCATCCTCATTCGTGTAATCAATGAACTCTGTTCCCGTCCTGCGCTCAACCCCGCCCTGGGGAAGAACGTAGAAGTTCTCCAAAAAACGACAGCCATTCCTGTATACATCTAGGTCCGATCTGCCGTCCATCTTCGGGGAAAGCTCCCCACTGTTAAACGATGAGTGATAGTCAATTGCCATGCTAAACCTTAGCTAATTTCTTCTCAATAATGTCACGATACGGATAAAACTTTGATTTCTTGCCATTCATCTTAATCTTCATTAACGCCTGATCCCATGTGTATCCGGCCATAATATCAATCAGCCCATCAACTGGCGCAGGTTCCGGTGCTGGTTCTGGGGTAACAATCGTTTCCGCCGAATCAACCGTCACGGTTTCAGGTGCTTCGAGTTCTGCAATCTCAACCTGCAATTTTTCCTCGCTCTTTACGTGCCAGCTTTTAATGCCAAGTGCTTTTGCCTTGTCCTTGGTTTCCTGTAGTGCCTTCATGCGTTCTCCTATATGTATGGGGTTTCTACGTTTCTGGCAAGAATCCAACTAGATTCCTCCAGCATAAGTTCTTTGTTCTCAAAGGTATCAATGCTCCGCGCCTGTGGCAGAACAAGCTGATAAATCTCATTGGTAATGCGGGTTTCCCAATCATCATCCAATTGCAGTGGTACGCATAATTTCTTAGCAAGAATGCAAATTAGGGCTTGGGTTGCCAGCGCATCGAGGTCGCCAACGTTGGTGGGCTTCGCAATGTACTTCAGGTAGATTGTGTTATAGTCGCACAGAATCTTGCGCCCCTCCAGCACCCACTGAATCTGATCATCATACTCGTTTACATTATCAAATACGTTGATTACACGCATACAGTCGTTCGGTAGTTGGTAGTAGTAATCGTATCCAAAGGCGGGGGTTTCAGCGAGTCGAACGGGGGTTGCACGTTTGGTGCAGCAGTTCCATGGATAAAGACGCATGGTTTCTTCTAACGCCTGGTCGTAAAGGATGTTACAGAGTTTTGCAGAGTTAATTGCGCCTTCGTCTGTGGCGGAGGATGTGTCAAGAGAGGCGATGGTGTCGGCTCCGACTTTAAGCAGAGCGTGGTTGCATACATCAATCTTTGTAAGAGCCATAGTGTGAACCTCAAAAAAGCTGGACTTACATCAGGGGAGAAGGCGACCCTGAAAGCCAGCGTGGAATTACTTAGTCGATGTAAAAGATCAGACCATTAACAAGCTTGGCAGCGGAAACAGTACCAGCGTCAGGGCCAACATAGACCTTTCCGGTAGTACTAACTGCAACCGGAGCAACCATGCCCGATACAGTAGTGCCGCTAATATTCAAACCTGTAGCAATCTCAGCACCGCCAGAGGTGGTTCCGAGGTCGATGTCTGTGAAGCCAGAGCCAGCGTCTACAATAGAGTAGCCGACAACTTCTGATCCCTGTGGAAGCTCAACAAGCTCGATCACATCCGAAGTGGTTTCGGTGGTGGTCGTCCAATTGAACTCAGCACTTTTGACATGCTCGATATTCTGATACTTTTCACCAGGGCTTGCTTCAGCCGCGATTACTTCTTCTGCGCTTTGGAATGTAGCCATTGTATATCTCCTTTAAAGGTTAGTCTACAGTTTCGTCACAACCAACGATAACAACTTTGTCTTCTTCCATACGAACCGCTCCGGTGCGCATACAAGCATAAGAATACCAGTTGTTGCGTTTGTCTTTACGCTGAGAGATGTCGGTTTCAATCGAAGGATTGGTAACCTGACGAACTGCACTCTTAACATAAGCGAAACACGCACGAATGTCGTTGCCGTCTGAATCAACAGGGGCATCGGTAGCATCCCAATTGAGATTCACATTGTAGCTTGTGGAATCATCAGTATAAGGAACCTGATTAGAGGTGATGAACTCAAAACCATAGAAGGTATTGATGTCGCCAGCAACCAGCGTTTTAATGCTGTTATAATCCGAAGAGGACACTGTGGTATTAGACAGAAGCTCATGCGCCTGAGTCGGAGTCCATACGAAGTAAGGCTTGTTCATCGGGTCGAGCAGGTCGACATTTCCGAGTTCCAAAGTCTTCTTGGCATCAACCAGCTTTGCAAGTGTCATACCTGCATTGGCATTGGCAATTGTATTTGATGCACCCAGGTCAGCAGTCGTTCCGCCACCCTTTCCGGTGTAAGCAGTGCCGAGAGCACCCTTGAAGAACTCAATCGCTTTCTTACGACGAAGTGCGGAAACCTGACGCTGAACATATTCGCTCTCAGGATTCGTGAGCATCTGCACCTTGTCAAACTTGTCAAACATGATACCCACATCGTAAGGGGTAGCAATGACGCGCCGACGAGCGTGGCTGATGTCGTTTTCGGGGGAATCGCCGTAACGATCAATCACTTCGTTAGCATACACGCTACCAAGCTGATCGTAATATTTTTCTTCACCGACGATTGTTTCTTCCAAGCATTTACCATCGAACTGACCACCCTTGAGTTCCAAGAGCATGTCAATCGTAGTGCCGTATTGCTTGACAAAGGCAGTACTAATGTTTTGTGAGGCCATTATTATCTCCTTGTTAAGTTATTGACCATTAACGAATTACTACAGTTTTCGGCTATGGTTATCTCCTAACAGGAGGTCTTGCCTATCTTTTTACGCCTGAGTCGGCGTTCAGATCAGGAGGCTCTTGCGAGTTATCTCCGTCACTGAAACCTTCTTTACAAGACACACATATGGTGTGTCAAGATAAAATTATAAATTATCTCCCAGTTTGTTCATAATATCCATACGCTTCTGCAAAAGATGCTTCGGAGTAGATTCACCCTTCTGAATAAACGTGCCAACCTGCTGATTGACTTCCGCAAGCTGATCGTGCAGCCCGCTGACCGTCCGTGTCTGGTGGTGTCCAATCTCTGGGTCATCTGCAAACTGTGCTGAAATCTTGCCAAGTGCTACGGCCAATGCTGGTTCCTTGAGTACACCGAACTGATCCATACGAGCAACTTCCTCATCAGACATGCCATTGCTCTTGAGCATAGCCTTTACGCCCTCATACATTCCGTCATACTCATCCCCCCACTCATTCCGCAGGGTGGTTTCGTTGGTTTCGTTGGTTTCAGCAATGAGCTTATTAGCTTCGGTGGTCTGCTCGGCAACAAGGTTAAAGTACCCATCAACAAGCTCCTCAGCTTTCTCGTTGGACAGTCCCGCCTTAAAAGCATTCTCTTTGAACTGGTCGATTGCCTGGTTATAGAACGGCAGGGCTTCTTCCCCGACAAGCTCTTTAAACTCATCGTTCATGTCGAAGTCATAGGCTTCGGAGGATTCGGGGCGGCCCAGCTTTCCATAGAACTCAGCCCACTCCTCATCTGAGGCTTCCGGCTTCGGAATGTCGCCCTTCTTCCCCGCAAAGGATTTAAGCTCTTTAACATACCGACCAAGTTCGTCAGCATCTTTACCCTTCAGGTTCTCCCACATCTTATGCCCCTTGACCTCTTCATCAGTCATGGACTCAAGCATGGAATCTACGAATGCCGTTTCCGGCTTCTCTGGGGTTTCAACAACCTCGGTGGCCGCTTCCGGCGTTTCAACAACTTCCTGCACTTCTTCTGCGACTTCAACTTCTTGCTCACTCATCTTCTTCTCCTTCTACTTCCACTATGGGTTTCATGTTTAACTGTCTTTTAATCTGAAGAACAACGTTCCTCAAAGCGTTGTGTTTAGCATCTATGACCGCATCATGGTCTTGGGATAAATCCTCCCATCCGCACATGCCGACCAAGGCCCTCATCACTAGCCGTGCCTCTTTGATCTCGGGGTCAAGCAGGTTTACAAAAGCCTGCCGTGTTTCTTCGGGTGAAATGCCTTCATCAGGGTCATACGTGACCGTATCCACTATATCCATGCTTTCTCCTATCCTAACTGTTCTACGAGTGATTCAGCACCACTTCCTGGCTCTGGAGCCTTCGCCGTCTTAGCATATGCATCACTGGCAACCTGCGAGGCGGCCATTGCTTCCTGCTTCTGTTGCATCTCTGCACGTTCAGCCCGAACCGCCTGCACTTCCTCTTCCTTAGCCTGCAACGCAATCGGAACCATGTTGACCTCCTGAATGAACCGCGAAGTCTCATCTGTATTCCAATTATCCCATATCTCAGGTTTGACCTGACCGATAAGCCCCGTCTGCTCAATAGCTGTCATTGTACCGAAAAGCTCGATCTGCCTAGCAGCAAGTGAGGCTTTACCAACCAAGTCAAACGCGATTGTCGCTTCTGAAAGCTCTGGAATCTCTAGCTCTGGGAATTTGCCTGCTCTCAGCATAATGGCAAAAGCCCGCTCAAGTCCAGGGCGAACAAAGTACTTATTGACCCGCCCAACGGCAGGGGTGAGGAATTGCATTGAAAGGCTGATTCGCTCCTGCGTTTCCCCGAATGTCATGTTCTTCTTGTCATGCAACGGGTTGAACAACGGAACATAGAAGGCATCAAGAATCTCCTGCTCCTTCTTCATAATCATATCATCATTGATCAGGACGTTATCAGACGGCTGTAACTGCTCCGGCTTAGACAGCGGATTCCCCGCGTTCCAGTAAATGATTGAGCCTTGATCGTTGCTAATCCGCCGCACACTACCATCATTGGGTGAAAGCCAAGGTGGGTTGCTGACGCGCTCTGCACCACGCATTCTCGAAAGTTCCATGCGGTTGATCATCGGCAGCGTAGCGTAGACCTCCAAGGCAGGGGAACGGCCATACTTCTCGTAATTGGTCTTATAGAAACGCCCAACACTGTACGGCATTTCGTCATATCCGCTCTCAAGCACAAGCTCTTTGGTTGTGTAGCAGATGTAATAGGATGCGATAGGTTTCTCATTCTTCTTCTTGCTTCCGTGTTTATACTCGTTTCTCGGCATTACAACGTGGATAAAGTCATACTCTTTGTTAGAGGTTCCCACATCCTGATTGTATTCCTTGCACTGCTCCGGTGCCTCATCGCCGAATTGCTGACAAGCCTGCCGTGCGGTTAGTTTGAACTCGCGGATAACCGTATCCACCAATCCTTGGTAGTTCTCGCAGAAGAAGAACTGATTAATATAGTGCGAACGCCAGTTCAGCGCGTCCTTCTTGGTGGACTCACAATATAACGCCGTGGTTCCGATATATCCCAGATGGTCTATGCACTGCCCCATCTCTTCGTAAAAGTTTGAATCCTCGATTGCGGATGTGAATTTCTTGGTAACACTTGTCAATGCGCGGGTTACATTGTCGTTTTCCATAAGACTTTTGTCTTCTGTGGTGACTCTAACCCAGTTCTGACCCTGCGGAAACAGGTGTGTCATCATCCCTGCCGTGAACATTCTTCGGCTTTTAATGCCAATATCAATAAGGCGGGTGGTTCGCTTGCGCTCTCCAGGAGCATTGATCTGCTGAATGTTGTTTGCGGGTGGGTTGCACCACTCGGCGGCAGATTGGTACAGGGTGTCAAAGTTTCCCCGCTCGGAGGATTTGCGTTCTTGCTCATACAGTTTTATCAGTGAATGCACATCCATAGACTTATCCTAGTTGTTTTCCGCCACCAAGACTCTGACCCTTCGTGAGCCACGCTGAAAGTGCTCCCTGTCGGCCTTTAAGGAACTTCTTCTCCGCCTCTGCTGCTGGTGCTCCTGCTACTTCCTGTACAGGTGGTGCTGGTGGTTTCGGTGCTTTTGGTTTATCTGGTGCGCCCATAACAAATCCTCTGTTTAATCCTGTTGAACTCTACTACTTTTCTTCGGCTTCTGCCCCATCTCTCAAAAACAACAAACTCTTTCTCGAAAGGACACACATCAAAAATTCTCTTAATATCTCCTGCGACATATTGAATATACCAAGTATCTAATTTGTCAAGCTTTTTTATTTCTATATCAGCAATTAATGCATCTTTGTTGTGCTCACATGCCATGATAAAGACTTCAGGTGAGGAATATACATACCCATTCAGCATGTACCACGCAAGAATCTCCTCAAATCTGTCCCCATAATGGGTGCTGGCCTGTATCGCTGGGTTCATTGTCCCAATCACAGTACTCCTCCGGTGTATCCTCTACGCTGTCTGGCAAATGAATCTTCTTACCACCTCTCAGGTAGTGCTCTATAAGACCTAAATGGCGGGCCATAAAGAGGGTTCTAAGCGCGTCAGCACCGTGAGAAGCCCCGTTACACAGCTTACAGGCGTTATTGTGGCACGGCTTGCCTCCTGCCCCTTCGTGGTAGCTTTCTGCATGGACAATAAGGGCTTCACACCGCTCATCCATCCATAAGTCTTTCATGCTCCTTCTGCATATTTCAATATCTTCAAGAACGCTATTGGTCTTTGGAACACGACGAAACTCTATGCCAACCTCTTTTGCTCTTGTGATCAAATCTCCGAACAAAGTCTTCCGACTCAGGTCATGCGGAGCGTAATGCCCCCCGTATTGATACCCTCGGCTGTTCAGAATCGTAGCATAATAATCAATCTGCTTCCCCGAACTCTCGTGGTAATCTATCACAACTACCTTTCCATTAACGATTTGCGCAAAAACAATGGTTGTGTCATCGCTCGTTCCTAAATCCCAGAACGTATACACGGGGTCGTTCGTCATGTCGATCTCACCATAACGCCCCTCGTGCCTCATAATCTCGATCTCATGCCCGTAGTACGAGTTCTCAACCGCATTAACGGCCTCATTCAGGAACTCCTGCCGCGCATAGGTCATACTCATCAGCCCAGCATCAATGTCATCCTGGATGTTGTAATACGGCACACCCTGGCAATTCGCGTACAGCCTCCCCGTGGCGGGGTCAATCTTACCAATCAACGGCAAAAGCTCTGGATTTATGTCATATTCAGGGCCACACCAGCAATAAAGCTTAGTATCGGCAGGCTTCAGCCACGTACTGAACCACTTTGGGTCATTCTTCGTCTGCTCGTAAATCCTGTACAGCGGGTTGTTCTTCCCCCTCATTGTCCCGTTCAAATGCAAATAGGCTTGGGATTGCCGAATAATCGGGGTCAGCAGCGATGTGACCTCCTCTTTATGCAGGGAGAACTCTGACATCGTGTACCCCTGACCACCCTGACCAACGAAGTCGAGGTTGTCCGTTCCGCCCATAAAGAACATAGAACCATTGATTAGCTCCAGAAACAGGTCGGTTTCGTTCTTCCGCTTCACCAACTGCGGGGGAAATACGTGATCAATGATGGGCTGGGAAATGCCGTTGATCTCGGCCATCGTGTCCCATACAGCACGTTTAGCCCACTTCCGCGTAGGAAACACATAAAAGTATGTGCCCTTCCTCGTAAAACAAGTCTTGCTTGCCATTGTAAGGTCTTCCACATCCTTACCGTGTCGGCGGGGGTATGAGGTCAGCTTGAACTGAACCCCGCTGTCATTGGCCTTCCATGAGGGCTTCTGATACCACAACGGGCTTATGGTCGGTAATCTAATGTCCACGCTTCTTAGACCAATCTATTTCATCGAAATTCTTCCGACCCTCTTTGGTCAGCTTCTTCCCGCCACCAATAAACCCCTTCCCCGCCTCGTTGTACTTCATCTTGTACTCAAAGGAGTTCCTGTCTGTAGGCTTTGCGTCCATCCTACTCCCTCCCTAATGCGCCCATCTCACGGGCTACCTCGGCGGCAATGTGAATGCAGGTTTCGCATATATCCTCCTGGTTCACGGTTATTACGGGGTTATCAGGCTCATTTGAACACTGACAGTACTTACATGTTCTCTCACTCAT